GATCGCGGCTTCTGCCTGATCTGCAAAACCACCTGGCGCGGTGTATTCGTAGAGGCGCTCGGCCAGTGCTGCGGCCAGCGAGACGGGATCGGTCGGCAGTGGACGCTCCAGCTTTGCAGGGCGCGTCGGGATGGTCGCAGGACAGGGGCGCTGTACCTCGACGGTGCGGGTCACCACCCTGACCTCGACTGCGGGCTTGGTCTGATCGCCAGCGCACGCGGATAGGGCAAGGAGGGCTAAATATGGGATTTTCCCATAATTGATGTTACAAGCCATCGAGCGCCCCCGTTAAAGCTGGTGGAATCCGGCACGCCCCTTTTCCCGGAACCTTCGCCATTGCCAGCAGCGCATCGCGAGCGGCCTTGGTCGAGGCGTATTGCTTATCGAGTGCCGCACGGTTGGCAGCGTCGGTAGCCTTGGCATCGGTCAGAGCTTTGGCGCGTGCGAGGCTTTCCGCATTCTTCTGCGCCAGCGCGGTTTGCAGCGTGTTGATCGACGCGAGGTCGACGGCTTCGCGCATCAGGCCAGCATCGGTGCGGACTTTCTCCTTCGCCACACCTTCAGCGACAGCAGCCTCGTGGGCCTCGTGCTCCCAATGCCCATGGATTGCCCACAGGACGCCCAGCAGCACGATTCCGGCCACGACAGCATAAACCCATCGTGGAAGCTTCAGGAGTGGCCCTATGAGGCTTAAAACGAATCCCATCAGTCTGCCCCCTCAGGTGGAGCAGCGGCAGGCTGGTTCGTCCCGTCGCGGGTCTGCACAGCTTTCGCGGTCTGGCGATCTTTCCAGCCAGCAGACGCGGAAATTGCGCCGACAGCGACACCCAAACCCGTGGGAAACGAGAGGCAGTACGAGGTTAAGTCGAAGTCGTGATGCAGCCCGAATATCTGCCAGCCCTCGAAGCCGTTCGCCCCGAAGATATATGCCATCGCTCCGACAGCGCCGACGACCCGGGTAACCTCGAAATTCCCGTTCACGCCTTTCATGAGGTCGATTAAAGCCATCTCAATTCCCCCCGAGAGCGAGCAGCCCCCTCGCTAGTTTGGTGAGTGCAATGCGGTCGTTGAGACCTTCGAGTGCAGGCCCGTTGACGATCCGCGTGATGTCAGTGATGCGGTATTGGTCAGCGAGGTCGTTGAGGCCGTGCATTCCCCAGAACCAGCCCGTCACCTCGATTGCGCCCTTGGGGGTCTGGAGGTAGGCTGGCACGTCCATGACGCCTAAGCCGCACGACGCACCAAATGCAGCGTGGTTATCGCGGCCCGTACACTGAATCCCGCCACAACCTCTAAATCGCCAGCCGTCGCCGCTCGTCTCAGGACCGTTGCCAAGCCGGTTGGCGTAAACCCGGTTGGCAATCGCCATCGGTCCCTTGGTAATCAGCAGTTCCGCATCCTCGACCCCGCGCACCGCCGAGAACATCGCGTCCAAGCGTTGCGGATCACGGTAGTTGAGATTCTCAGTCATGCGGGTCAGCCGCTGCGATTCCACGCCCAATTGCCCCAAGAGCGCCGCTGCCCGGTTGAGCGTGTTTACCTCGCGCTCGACAAACATCGCGTTGAGTGGATCGACATACGGCGCCAGCACAGCGCTAGGCGTGGGCTTGAATACCTGCGCCAGAACGGGTGTCGTGAGGATCACTTGTCGTCCCCCGCGTTGCGCATCTCTGACAGGGCGAGCTGCGTATCTTGTCTCAGCGGTCCCCCGCCGATCTTCATGTTGAGGATCGTTTCCAGCGTTTCGATGCGGTGAACGAGGCGCGTTTCCATTTGCTCGCAATGGTGGCGCTCGTTCGCTATCCTTTCCTCAAGGCCCGTGATGTGCTTCTTGAGCGGCGCGTTGAGGACGCCGACGATAAACGCATAGGTTGAGACACAGCCCGCGCCGAATGCTGCTGCCAGCGTTCCACCATGCGCCCCGGTCAAGTCGAGCGGGAACACCTCAGCTGTGTCCACAATGAAACGCCCCGGCTGGAACGCGGTTTAAGGATACAGGGCGGCTCATCAGCTAACCGCCATCGTCACAAGAAGAGTAATCGTGTGGCTGTCGTTATAGGCGTTGTAGAGCCAGCAGCCGGTTGTGGTGTCTAAGGCGATCCTAGCCGGCTCGCCGGTTGACCCGCGAACTACGCCGCCCGATACTTGAGTGAGGTTCCATCCGGTAGGCGGTGAAAGGAGGAACTTGGTCTGCGTGGAAGCGGTCCCGGCCGTCCACGTGTAGACGATCCGGTATGTTACCTTGCTGTCAAAGTCGGTCACCGACAGTGCTGCGGTGCTGGATAGCGTAAGTGTACCGGTCTGACCCGATGAATAGGCCAGGGTTGGCGCTTGGGCTGCATTTGCAGGAGGCGTAAGCTTGATATTCTGGCCGTTGTTGTTGGTCCACGTTTGCGCGCCAGCTTCGATATTCTCATACCAGAGGTTGCCAACGACGCCAGTTAGATCGATCGTGTGCGCTGTTGAGAACGTGTTGCGGCGAACGCTGGAATTGTTGCCCGTGCCATCTGTTAGCGTACCGAACGCAATGTCAGCGGCGTTAGCTTCCATCCACACGCCGCTGACTTCGCTACCCTGACCAAGGCGGATCGCAGTTGCGCCGCTGTTGCTTTCGATCAGACCGCCAGTGATCGAGGTCTGCGCCGAACGAGCTGCGTCGATGGCGATGCCGAGGCCTACGTTGGAATAAATCCACGGACGAACGATGCGGTTGGCATTGGCGTTGTACGCGACACCCGCACCACGGTTGTTGAACAGGAAGACGTTAGTCCATCCGGTCTGGGCGGCGAGGATGATAGTGTTCCACTCGCACCCATACGTGAGATATGGCGATGCGGAGATGTCAAAGAGCGACTGAAATCCCGCCGTTCCATTCGACAGTCCGCTAATTTCGTGGAACTTGAAGGCGCGGAAGCCGGAGCAATTGAACGCGCCGCCCGTCGATCCGCTAGCATGGGCTTTGAGCGAGAAGCCGCCCATGTGGCCGTGTTCACAAGCGCCTGCTGTCTGGGCCTTGCGGAACACTGGTGTGTTCGCCGCATTAGCTTGGAAAATGGTGCGCGAGGGGCCTTCGCCCTCCATTGTGAACCCGAGACCGTTGGGAATATCGACATTGCCGCAAAGATATGTGCCCGCCGGTGCAAAGAGTCTGCGTCCCGAGGCAAAGGCAGCAATCAGGCCAGTAGTGCTGTCGGTTGCTCCCGTTGGGTCAACGCCTGCAAAATCAAGGATTGAGGCTGTGTCCGCGAACTTGGCTTGCCCTGAACGTGGACCAGTGCCGGTGCCTGGCAGCGTGAACGTTATGCCGGTTGCCCCCGAAACCCCGAATGGAATACTTGCAACACGCCTGTAAAACGTCGCTGCGTCCGAACCATAAATGTCGAAGTGATACGTTCCAGGGGTGACAAAGAACGAAGCATTTCCTGCGCTGTCGGTCTTCGCCATGTTGGCGATGTTCGACACTGTCGCGATCGGCGTGCCGGAATCGTCGGCGTAGATCGGGACCGTTGCCAATGTGACCGGATCGATCACACGGACGAAATAGCCCACCAGGCTACCACCGTTGGTGTTGGTGATCGCCTCGAAATAATGGAACATTTAGAACCCCCGCCCGGATGAGCCGTAATTGTTGAGATCGATGGGCACCGTGACGGTTGCGACCGGGTCGCCGAGCGTGTCGGAGACGGTGCAGGTTGCGGTTCCGCTAAACTCGCCAAACGGTGCGACGTTGGCGCTGAAATAGGTGGTTGCGTTGCCCGAATTGCTGATGATGAAACCGGGCGCCGACCATGTGTAGGTATAGGGCGCCAACCCTCCGGTCGGCATGATGGTGACGCTCGAACTATAGACCGTCGCGACGCCCGACGAGGACACCGAACCGAAGGCGCTTGTCGGGTCAGCCGTCGCCGAGATCGGCGAGAGATACCGGGCGACCTGCTTCCAGACGCCGCCCTTGTAGAGCATCCGTCGTGTGCGAACGCGCCAGCCTGCCCCGATATAGATCTTGGCGCTTGTGACGGTGTGCCAGCTCGCGGAGGCGTAAATCTGCGGGTTGGTCATGGCGCGTAGAAGTCAACGGTCATTCCCTCGACCGGGGACGAGGGAAGGGTGGTGCCTTCGGGCAGGAAGTAATGCAGCCCAGAGGCAAGCGACGGGTCGGCGTTGAGGCGGTAAAGGCCCTTTCCGGTTTGTTGAATCGGGCCGGTGAATGTTGCACCTGCTAACGGGGCATATGCCGACAGGTTCGGCAGGCCGTTATAGAGCACGCGCATGTCGGCCATGAGCTGGCGGATTGCATCGTTGATCGACCCCGGCGCGCAGCCTTCGGCGATGTTAACACCGCTGATCGAGGTGTTTGAAGCGGGCGTGATGGAATAATCGGTGACTGCCATGCGGCGTCCTTTCCCCTAGCTATGGGCTGTGGTATTGTTGGGCTATGACAGGGGTTGAAATCGCTGGCGCTTGCGCGATTAAGAGCGTGATTTACGCGCTCCACGCCAAGTGGAAGGCGCGGAAGGAAAAGCGGTTACTGTTGCTGACTGATGGCCGTGGGCAGGACACTTGCCCCGAACAAGCCACCGTATGGGGCGGCACTTTGTATCCCTTGGCCAAGCCATTGAGCCACGTCCGGGCGCTTGAGTACCATTGCCCGCATAGCTCGTTGTCCAGCGGGGCTGGCGAGTAGCGTCATCGTTCCAAGCGCGCCGAGTGCTCCGCCTGAGACGTCCGCCGCCGTATCGTTGCCAGATCCAGTAGCAGCGCCAAGCGAGCCGAGTGTGCCAAGGCCGACCAACGCACGACGCGCCGTTCCGCTATCAGGCACGCTCGACGGCAAAACATCTTGTCCAGCACGGCTAAGGCTAAAGAACGGCTGGTTGGTCGTTCCCTGAGTGCCTCCGAATACGCGTGAGTTAGCAGCCGCAGCATCAGCCAGTTGCGATGGCATGAAGACACCAGGGTCCCCGCTGCGTGTGCCATTGCGAGCGCGATTTACCGCGTCTTGCAATACCTTGGTATTGCGCCAAGCATCGCCTGCTGCATCATAGGCCGGGAGGACTGAGGGGTCTTGCGCGCCGACCGTATCACGAAGGGCGCTATTCATGCCGCTAAACGCATCCGAGATAGGCTCGTAACCAGGTTGAGGTGGCGACATTCCCGGCGTGCCGTTGGCGATCGTGCTGTATTTTCCAGCGTAATCGCGCGTCGTACGCGACAGGCCTTGGAAGTTCTGACCGCTTACCTGACCATCGGGTCCGATCAGGGGAGCGATGTTGCGGTCAACGATGTCTTGGAACTCACCGCCGCCAGTGCGGGCCTTTGCTCCGGCCATCGCGGCTTGAACAAAGGGACTGTCATCCGTCATCGGCAGCGTGAAACTCTTGCCGTTAAGCGCGGCATCGTAGGCGTTGCCGACGTGGCCTAGCGCATTGTCGATGCCCTGTTCCTTGAGGCCCGTTTTGGCTGCCCCAACGAACGGGCTGACCGGAGCAAGCGCCTCGTCGAACGCCGCTTGGTTGAAGCCCTTGATGCCGCGATTGCGGGTGTATTGCAGCATGTCTCCGACGAGCGGAACCGAGGTAAGGGCGTCCTCGAGTTTCTTGACGCCAGAACCAACAGCGCCGCTTTGGCTGACGGCCTGCCCGAGGGTGAGTGGGACACCGGCATCCTTGAGTATCCCAACGGGTCCGCCTTGCACACCCGTCAGCACTTTGCCTAGGCCGCTGGTAGCACCGCGTCCTAGCATTCCGCCGCCCATACCAAGGCCGGCACCCTCTACAGCGCCGGCAAGCGGGTTGGTCGGGTCAGTTGTTCCGCCCGAGATGGCGCCATAAAGCGCGTCACCACCGCGTGCAGCATAGGGAGCGATCGCCGCCGCCTTATCCGCACCCTCAAGACCACGCGCGACCCAAGGAAGAGCCGAGAGACCCTTTGCGGCGATACCTTCGCCCAGCATTGCGCCGCCAGCGCCCCCAGCAAGGCTGCCGAGTGTCGCAGCGCCGGGATTTTGCGCATCGGACGCAGCGAATACCGCGTTGGTCTTGTCAGGTGTAGGCGAGAAGGCCGTTGCGGCCGCCCGAGGAAGGTTGGCAAGCAGCGAATTGGTCGCATTGCCAAACATCGTCCCCGCTGGGCTACCGCCGATCGTATTAACGAGCGATTCCGTGGGCGAGAGGGGGATTTGCACGTTGGCTTGATCGGTATTGGGCGGGAATGGACCCTTGAACCCCGGATTTTTGGCAAGGTAGTCGAGCGCTGCGCTGTTATCGAGGTGGAATTCGTCCGAATACGCCTTGAGCTTGTCAGGACTGGCGCCGGCCGCGACGAGCTTATTGAAGCCGTTCAGCGCTTGCAGATAGACCGTGTTCGGGACCGATTTGGTTTGTCCGTCGATGCTCGCGGTTGACGCGTCGCCATACTGACCGCCCTGCAACGCCGCTGTTAGTCCCGTTGGGCCGGATGGAGGCGTTCCGGGACCACCGAAGGCAGGAGGAGGAGGAGCGCCAGGCGCACCACCGCTAGGGCCGCCTGGAATGTTCGCGCCGCCCTTTGCTGCAAGTGCGAGAAAACTAGGGGTAAGCTTTAGACCATCAGGAAGCGGGCCCTCCGTTCCGTCACCCTGCAAGCGCATCAAGTGCAGCATTTGGGCGGCTTGATCGGGTCGGAAAGGATCGGGAATGTCAGCGCCCATCGTGCGACGATAGGTGTCGTTCGCCGCCATGTACTTTTGATAGTTCTGGATCGCTGCCGTTTGCAAAGTGGCGCGCTGCGTATCGATCGGCTGCGAGGCGGTGATAGCGTTTTCCGAGGCAACACGGTCGCCTTGGGTTGTGTTGCCGCCAGCGCTGCCGATGCTGCCCGTGATGCTCTTGGCGGCTTCTCCACCATAGACGCGGTTGGCTTGGGCGAACCTCGCACCAGCAGGGCTATTGGCGTTGAAGATCAGATTATTGAGCGCGGCGCCACCGAGGCGGCCAGCCAATCCACCAGGATTGCCGAGGCCGGTAATCGCCGCCTCTTCTTCATGCGAGTGGTCTATATTCGCACCGAGTGAGGCCAGATAACCGCCCGTCGATTTGGCATCCGCGAGCTGTTTCGCCGCCTCCTGTCGAGCGGGGAAGTTGGCGGCTGAAAACGACGGGTCGGCATTCACCGCCATCTGGACGTAAGGCAGCAATTCCTTGGACGAGATGCCGCGCGTACCGACCGGGAGATTGCCTTGGATCAGCGACCGGACAATCCCTTGCGCATTGCCCGGAAGCGTCTGGATGTATTGCTCGCCGTGGACCTTGCTGTTGGGTTGGATCGCGAGGGCTGCGCGCGCCGCTGCTTCGTCGTCAATCTCTTGCTGCGCCTTTTGGTTGGCGAGGGTCTTGGCGCGCAGTTCAGCGTCAGAGATCGGCTGTTCGTTGTTGAAGCCTGGCTTCGGCGTGCCATAGGTGCGGACACTCGGCGCATTGTTCACGCTTGATTCTAGAACCGGCTGTCCGCCATGCACAACATACGTGTTGCCATCGGACCCCTTGAGCCGATCGCCCTCGTTATAGGTCTGTGGCATTTATTGCCCCCTTACAGCGCTGAAATTGCGCCGAATATAATCTTGTGTTTCAGGTGGCGCGAGCGACGCCCAGTTGTCGCCGCGCGACGCGATGGCATGGTCGACGTGGCCCGGACCCCAATTGTACGCGCCCCACATCTTGCCCAAGTCCCCGCCGTACTTTTGCTGCATCGCAACACGGTATTGCTGGCCTACGCGAGCCAGATCGTCTGGGCTTGACCCATCCCAAGGCGTAATCCCGAAGCCCGGTTGACGTGCGGTCGACGGCATCACCTGCCACTCTCCCATTGCGCCCTTGGGGGACTGTAACAGGCCACCGTTTGCCCCATAGCGCTGTCCGTTGCTTTCGCTCCCGACTGTTGCAGCATCAAGCGCGTTATTAGTTGCGCTTGGGAAAGGTGCCCGACCCGTTAGGGGTCGCACCTCCTTTCGGTATCGGTGTGAAGGTTACGCCGGGAGGTGCAACTTGCGGTACAGAGTTACCAGAGATTTGAGGTAACGTATCACCGCGCGTGAATTGCGCGTAGGTGCCATCTGGGTTGCGGGTAACGACAGGTGGGCCGGCTGCGACGTTTTTTAGGTATACGTCCGCAACATCTTTGCCCTGCGTACTAAGGATGAAGTTGTAATTCTTCTGCACTGCATCAGGCTCGGGATGGTCGATGTCGAACTGGCGCTGCTGCTGCATGTCGGAGAACTTGAGCGCCCGGTCGCGCATGTCCTTCGCCGCGTCAATTAACGCCTTGGTCCGCATCATCTGCGACTGTGCGAACAGCGGTTGACCGCCCGACCATTGCGCTAGACCATCGCCCAAAGCCCCCACGACGCGCTGCAAGCCGCTCGGACCCTTTGGAATGCCGGTCATCTGCCCAAGGTTCTGGGCTTGTGGTGCTGGCACGGGTGGTTGCGCTAGCTGCTGCGCAAACGGGTTGGCGGGCATCGGAATGCTGGGCGAGGTCGTTGGGCCCGGTGCGGCGCCCATCGGAGGCATTGCGCCACCAGCGCCCATTGTCGGGTCGGTCGGCTGACCCTGCGGAGGCATACCAATCGGTAGCCCCGTCATCGGGTCGATGCCGGGTTGGACCGGAGCGCCAAAGATGCCGCGTGGTGCTGTGTTGAACATTCCCCTACCTCCCCGCGTAGGCTTGGGCAGCCGATCCGGCCATCGCTGCGATCAGCGAGGCGATGCTCTGCGTTTGCGTCGTGTTGCTGTTGACGTACTGACCAAGCAATCCGCCCGTCGAGGCCGCCATGCCCGCTGCGGCTTGTACTGGTGCCTGCTGCGCTCCTGCGGCTGCCGTTGCCGCCGTAAGGGGCAGATAGCTTGCTGCAGCCTGAGACGGGGCATTCTGCGCCGCCGTGTTCATGTTGTTGCGCTCAGTCTGGTAATCCTGATAGCGCAGACCTGTCTCATTTTGGGCCAAGGCACGGGCGATGATGTCGGTGTAGGCGCTGCCCCCCGTCAACCCGCGCGTGCCGAGCGAGGATTCGGTGTTGTTCATGACGTGGTTGTTGGTCTGGTCGACCACGTTATCGAGTTCAGGGCTGCCGTGAAGGTATTGGCCATTCAAGACGTTCTGATCGTAGGTTTGGGCTGCATTTACTGTGGGATCGCCGTTCGTGTATTTGTCGATCAACCCCGGCACCGTCGAGCCGATCGCTTGCGCCGATGACGCAATCCCCGGAGCGGCCGCGCTGTACGCGCTCGACACGTTGCCAGCCGCTGCCGTCAACTGTGGCGCATAGACAGGCGTTTGCGTTGTCTTGCTCGAACTCGAACTAAGACCCATGGGCCAATTCCTTCTGGATAGTCAGTTGATAGGGTCGATACCCTCGCGTGTGCAGAATCTTGCCCCAGGCTTCGCGTGAGGCGATGGTGGCGACGATTGCGCCCTTCAACCGGCCCCATTCCTCGGCCAGCTCGATCAGTTTCAGTATCTCGCGCATGTCACCGGCCGCGCACAGCCCGTGCACTTCCTTAGCCCCGGCCGGATAGCGCTTGAGCTCAACCACAATGCAGGCGTCTTCGTTGCCCATCGCCACCGCAGCGCCGCTCGCAACGCCCTGATCTAACCACTCAATCGAATAGAACCGTGGATCGAGTAATTCAGCGAAGGCGTTACGAAACTTGCCGTAAGCCTCTAAGCCCCGCACCATCAGAACAGATTCTGCCATGCGGTCCCGTCGAACGTGCGGGCCTTGTGTGTCGTTAGATCGTAGTACGTCTGACCCTCGGTCGGGCTGGCCGGAGCAGCGGCTAACTGCACGAACGGGTGCGAGCGTAACTTGATCAGCCGATTGACCGCATTGGCTGTCTTGCGCGGCCAATCCATTGCAGCGCCGTCAACCGGGATGATCGGAACATCAGCCACGAAGACCGGCCCCCTCGACCTCTAGTTCGACGCCTTGGATGTAGCTCCACGGTGTTCCCGCAGCGATTGCCGTCGAAACGCCAAGGAAACGCCCCTTGCAGCGCACCGGGACGCGTCCGGAGGGTTGGATTGCCCCCGACACGGAAACGCTCTGTGCGTCGCCCAAACGCTGCCTTGCGTCGATGTTTACCGTTACTCCGCTTGTGGCATCGGAGATCGGCCACACGCCGCGAACCCGCGAGACCTGTTCTCCCGCCACTTCGGTCTGTCCGAGCGTCAGTGTTGCGGCAAGGTTCGGTCCTGAAAGAGCGCCGATGCTGTTGTCCGGCCCAACGAAATACAAACGAGGATCGCCGCCTTGAAAGCGTGGATCGTCGAGCGAGTAGCCCATCGTGTCGATGTTGGTATAAAGCGCCGAGACTTGCTCGAGCGTCAGCGAGGACGTGTATCCAGCGAAGAACCCGCCGTGCGACAGGCTTATCGTCGAGGCTTTATCGAGAACCCAATTGTAAACCCAGACACGCCCCGGCGACCCAGCCTTACCCCAAAATACCAGCGAACGCTTCGGATCAACCGCAGACCATATCTGATCATATTCATCGGGAGAGACGCTGTCCTTGAACGACTGGTCGAACTTCTCGTTGCCAATCGGTCGGATTGTACTCCCATCGTCAATCGCGATAAAGCCCCGGTCACTGAGGAAGAAAATCGTCCGGCCAGCCTGGGCGATGCTTCCGGCCGACGCACAACCGAAGTTGGTCGTTATCTCGGGGAAGTTGAACGGCGCTGTTGCATCGCCTGACCGCTCCATCCGTACCAGCCGGAAGCGCTGCAGGATGATGCCGTATTCGCCGCCCGCAATCCCCTTGATCTCGCCGCCCGTGAGCATCGGCTGGAAACCCGACTGGTTAACCGCAGCGGTCCAGCCGGTGTAATCACCGAATGCCGACCATTGCACCATCGCGTTATTGCCACCGGCCTGCGTGATGACGACAAAGTCACCAATTACCGCGATTCCCGTCCCCGTGGGAGCACCTGACAGCGCACCGGCGGTTGAGGCGGCCAGATCGACGACTTGAGTAACGCCGCCATTGACCGTGACGACGTGGTTGCCGAACTGCGCGAACCTCCACCGGCCTGTGATCGTCAGCCCCGTTAGGAGGCTCGTCCACGCTCCCGCCGCGAGCTTCGACAGACCCGCTGCGGTCCCCGCCAACAGATAGGCCGTGCCGTCTTGCGCCATGACGCTGGCGCCGCCCTGAAACTTCGCCGGCAGAGCAGTCGTGATCGACACATAGGAGGGAACAGAGCGGTAGGACGTGGTGGGCATCGCCCCGTATTGTTGCGCTCCCGACGACGCAGGATAGACGTTCTCGGCGACGGTCAGGACATTACGGGGAAGTTGATCCGGGAGGAATGCCGGGAAGTGGATGACCTGGCGCACCTAGACGCGGACCCCGAACACTTGGGAAATGCCTTGCGGGGTGAGCGGACCAGCGCCCCAGCGCGCCGAATTGGCCGACGTGGTGATTGCATCCAGAATGGTTTGCATCTCGGTCCCGGCCTGTTGCTGGCCGTCGCTGTCGCGCTCTCTTCGGGCGATGTGGTACAGCGCCGTTGCAAGGTAGGCGTCAGGATGCTTGATCAGTAGCCAGTTGATCGGCACCGCATCGGTAAGCTGCGGGATCGTGGCGTAGTACAGCATGTCGAGCGTGGCGTTGCCGACCGGACCAAAGCGCAGACGCTGCCCTTCGATGGCAAAGGCTGTCGGACATCCTGCGGCGCCACGGTAGCGCATGAACAGCGCCGCTGGACTAACGCTGTCGAGGTCAAAGCAGCCGTTGACGTTGCGGATTGCGCGCATCTCGAGGAAGTCAGCGGGGAGGGCGATGTATTCCGCCGTCACGTTGAGCGTGGCGACGTTTTCCATGTCAGGCGTGCGTAGTGTGCGGTTGAAATGCGCCTCAGCCTTGCGGATCGCTGAATCAATCGCTCCTTGCGAGTAATTGGCGTCATCGACCATGTCGCGAATTTCGGACACAAGATCGGCGTAGGAGGAAATAGATCCCGCTGCCGAAATGTCGATGGCGATCGACATGTCAGTACAGCGCCACGATGTTGGTTGCGGTCGTGCCTGTCGCCATTACGTACATTGGGCGCAAGGGGCAGAATGCGCCGACTGGCAGCGCCGTGAACGTTACCGCCGCCGCATCATCCGTCCCCTTCAGGGTCACGTCCCCAGCGCCGCCGATGTAGAGCCCTTTGGGGCGGCCAAGAGCCAGCGCGACGGAATCGCTTTTGGTTACCGCGACGAAGTGCAGCGAGCCCGCTACTTCCTCGTCAACACCATCGTAAAAATATGCGTCTGCCATTGCTAACCCCTTGAATTACATCATGAAGTGATTGACGCGGAGGTATCGGTACTCGTTGCTGTTGAGCAGGCGCCGGACACCGTCCTTGTGGTCAGGGTTCCAGAATTCTATTCCGTACTTCGCGACCCATTCGTATTGGACACCGGGCGGGATCGAGGCGGCGAGGCGCAGCTCCTTGCCCATGCCAAGGCCTTCGATCTGCTTGTTACGCTCGATGACTTCGTGGTTGTCGGCAACCGTCTTGAGAATGAGATCGCCCGTTACCGCGTCAGTGCCGACGAACTGTTCGACACCGCCAGATTTACCGAGCGAGCGCATCAGATGAACCGCTTCGCCTTGAGGTGAGCAGCGGTTTTCGGATCGACCTTGATCTTCGCGCCAACGGGTAGAAAGCCCATGCCTTCACCCTTGCCATCGGCGATCTTGTTGGCTTCCTGAACGGTCACTTCGACCAGTCCGGCGTCGTTCGTATCGGGCATGTGTTTTTCCCATGGAAAAGGGCGACCCCGTTAGGAGCCGCCCCGTTCGTTTCAGTGGTTGAGAGGTTAAGCGGTGACGTCCGCAATCACGGCGTTGCCGGCTTCGTTCAGGCACTCGAGAACGTACTCGCGCGTGATCATCTTCTTGTCAGAGTGACCAGTCTTGGCGAGGTCGTCCATCTTGTACGGCTGAAGGTCGGCCAGCTTCCACAGCGACTTGTCGAGCACGAGCACGTCACGGCCGGTCGTGAAGCGCGACGGAACAAAGGAGATGTCTCCAAAGTCCGAAACGTACACGTCAGCCGCACCGATGATCGTTGCGTGACCAGTGCCAGTGTCGTGGCGGATCTGCGCGATACCGGCAAACGTCGAGAACGTCTGCTTGATCAGGCCTGACATGAGCGCCATGTCCGGCGATCCACCAGCCGTCCATGCAAGCTGCATGACCGACTTGAGCATTGCCTCCGTTACCGAACGCAAAGTGCCGTTGGTGGCGCCAGCGTTAGGATAGCCCGAGGTCGAACCCGAGAGCGTGGGAGCCGCACCACCAGTGCCGCGTGAGGCGTTGGAGATGAGGAACGTGCACGCACCAGCCGTTTCACCGGGCGTTCCCGATGCGCCAGGAACAGCGGGAAGGTTGGAGGTCAGGCGCATTTCAATATCGCGCTTTAGCTCCTTGGACTTCTTCGCCATCTGGTAGGCAAGCTCGTCGGCATAACCGGCGTTGTTGACCGCACGCGAGGTGTCCGAAACGCTGACAACCTTGTCGCTCAACTGGGTATAGTTGTTGCGACGAGTAGTGGCCGGTGCGGTATCGATCGTCGCGTCGTCGCCTTCAATCGTGGTATTGGAGGCGTTGGCTGCGGCGAGCGTGTCGGTCTGCCATTCATGCAACCGCTGGGCCGCCTTCGCGCCCCCGATGTTGCTCATGAACGGCGTTTCGATTGGCGCGATGTTCGAGATCACGCCGGACAGGTCTTCGCGGATGCCTACCCGCGAGAAGGTTTGGACGGTATTAGTTGGTACTGCCATGGGGAAAAGACCCTAGATAAAATGCTTGAAGGCAGCGGCTGCGTCGTCGATTGAGCCCGACGATTTGAGCCGCTGGGTTGCGTCGCCGAAGGCCTTGTTCGGCGCGCTGCCTACTGGCTGGGCTGCGCCGGGTCGCATGGTCTTCGAGCTTGATGGTTTGCCTTCACGAACGCGCTGCATCTGGCGGCTCATCGCGGCGTCATACTTGTCCGCTTTGGTCTTCCAGTCGTGCACCTGCCGAAGCTTTTGCCACTCGTCTGCCGTGGCTCGATTGAGCGCTGGCGTATCGAGGTTGAGCGCCTTTGCGGCCTCGACGGCTTTCCCGAAGAACTCTGAGCGAGTGGCTTCGTTCTGCACTTCGGGGATGGCGTAGAGTGCTCTGTCGCGTGACTCGATGAACGTCTTGTCAAGCTGGGTGTCGGCTTCGGTGTCGAGCGCCATGACCTGCTGCGCAAACGTGTTGAGCTGGGCTAGATCGGCGTCGTATTGCGCTTTCTCGGCGATGTATCGGCCAGGATCGGCGATAGCCAGTTGAGGCGATGGCGCGGCAGGGGCTAACCCTTGCACAAACGACATCAACTGTGTGGCGTAAACCTTCTTGGCTTGGGCGTCGGCCGTTGCTGCGCGCTCGTCGGCGAGGCGCTGGGCTTCGGCTGCCTTGGTTGTCGCAGTTTGAACCTGCGTATTGCGGCGGGTTTCACTAGCGGCCCATGCGCGCTGGGCTTCCTCGGGAAGCTGCGCGAATAGGGCCTTTTCCTCCGCGTTGAGGCTGGCAGGCGCGTCGATGGCCGTTTCCGGTTCGCCGCTCTTGCCGTCCTCCTCCTCGGGCGCGTCGAGTTCAATCTCAGGGTCATCCCCCTCGACCACTGCCGGCGCTTGAGTCTCTTTGTCTTCTTCTTCGCGTGCCTCGCCTTCGTCGGCTGGCATCATGCTACGAAATGCCGCCGCCGCGCTGTCTACATCGTGGACAGGCGCAACAACAGCTTCCGTGCTTTCGCTCGGATGGGCCATGTTATGCTCCTAGTGATTGCCCACGATGGGGCGGCATTCACCGCCTTGTGGCGGCAACTCTCTCAGCGTGCTCGGCGTTCGATCGGGCAATCTTGCCGGTCTCGATCACCTGAATAACTTCGCCCTCGATCTGGCGCACGATGCGGTCAGCCATGCCAAGTGCCATCAGCGCGTCGGTATCGCCGAGCTTCAACTGTCCGACCTTCTCGAAATAGCTGCGACGGATATTCCCGAGCATGTCGGCAAGCCCGTCTTTCTCGCGGTAGAAGTCTTCCCATCGACCGCCGCGCATGATCGCGTCCGCGCCGTTGTCGATGCGCTGATATTCGCGGCGAACGTAGCCGAAATAGGCGGCGATGCGGTCTCTAAGCGTCATGGCTCGATCGACTTGCCGTCGCGGTATTTATTGATCTTGGTGTGGACCTCGGCCTTCTTGTCGATCCCATATGTGTCGACCTTGGCCTGAGTGTTGATGCCATACAGCGCAATGTTGGCTTCGGTGGTTGCTTTCTCATGCGCCAGTTGCAGTTCGAGAGCCGCCTTCGTGCGCTGATGATCCAGTTCAAGGGCGTATTTCTCCTGCGTTGCCGCGAGGTGCTGCGCGTGAGATTGCGCATCGAGTTGCATCTTGGCTTGGTTCGCTTGCTCTTGCTGGGCGATCTGTTGCTGCGCGAGTTGCGTCTTCTGCGCCAATTGCTGTTGACCAAGCGAGGCCTGCATCTGCGCCTTGACGATCGCCGGATCGGGCTGTTGCGGCTGCTGTGCTGCCTGTTGTGCGGCTTGCTGGCCCTCGGGCGAGTTGGGATCGACCCAGAAGTCATCGCCCGTGCCGATGTTCATGTCCCGAACAAGGCCGTCGATCATGTTGAAGACCTTTTGCGGATTGGTGAGCTTCTGCATCAGCCCTTCCGATAGGATCGGCACCATCTGCATCCGGTAGTTGATGCGCTTGTCCTTCGACCCCGTCCCCAGTCCAACGCGAATGGTGACGTTGACCTCATCGGGCCATGTCGACGGATCGACCTGCTTGTATTGCCCGTCGACCTTGATCTTGAACGGCTGGCCTTCCGCTTTCATCATGCGGTATTTCTTGGAGAACATGCGCGCGAGCGATTCAGTCAGGTTGCGAGCGACGAACTCCTCTTGCAGTTCGCCCTTGGCCTGCATCATTGCCGTGCCCGTGGCAGTGTTGTGCGTTACCGTGAATCGCTTGCCGACGCAGAAAAGCCCGTCTTCGGCGTCCACGGTGAGACAGCGCATCATGACCGGCGCGGTAGGATAAGCGGCCTCAACAATCTGCGTTGTCAAATTCCGGTTGGTACGATGCCAGCGATTTGCCTTGTGCCCGATCTTGAATGGGCAGTCTGCCAGCGTGAAGAATACTTGCGCGTGCTCGCCACTATGCGCGAACCTGCCCTTTGCACTAAGAATCTTGATCTTGGGCCAGCCGCCAAGGCTCTCGATCAGGCGAACAACATCATCCAACAGACGCCCGGTCTTCTGGCAGAAGATGGCAAGCGAGTTGGAATGCAGGCATCCGTCAGTGTCCATCAGGCCCTGCAGCAATTTCATACGCTGGTCGTAAGATGCTGCGAAATACGCTTCAGGAATGTGTTTGCCGATGATGTCTGCGTCTTTTGCCGCATCTCCGCGCAGCAGCATCTTCATGTTGCGCAGGACTGGATAAAGCCCCCCGACGTAGTAGCTCTTTGCGTTGCCGCTGTTTTGGTGCTTGTCCTCTTTGAGCTCACCGCGCCCGATGCACCATGCCGCCATGGTCGAAACTATGTGATCGTCTTCTGTCGTAATGCGAGGGGCATGGCGCGAACCGTCGCCCAGCCAAATGCCGAGCATGTATGGGTCTAGGGGCAATTCAATTTCAGCACCGGTCTGCGGGCGTACAACGCGCGGAATATAAACCCGAGGGTGATGCTTGAGCATCTCCGCGAGCGTGTCTGTGTCTACGGTCTGCGTCTTGCTGTAGCGCCTGTCGTTATCGGTCTGAACGGTCCAAAGGTGTTCGCCGCCCGCGCGGACGACTTCACCAGATGCAAACTTTAGGTCATAAGCACGGACAGGAAAATGTGCTGTGTGCGCGCGCTCTACCTTGACCGCACGCCCATCGCTACCGACGATAATGTCGCCATCAACAACGTCGCCAAGGCGCTTGTAGCTTCCGTCAGCGAATGGAACAGGCGTCTCGACGCACAGCATCTTGTTGAGCGCGTCCGCGTCGAGGCCCTGATTCAGGCGGGTGATGCCTGTCCGGCTCTCCCGCTCGCCAGTGACCCACTCAAGCACTTGCAGCGAGTTACCAACGTCGAACGTGGTCGCGTATGGCTGGACGCTTGCCGCACCGCCCTTGGCCCGGATCGGTGCGCCGGGAACGGGGTTGAGCAAGTCGTCAATCGTGTGCGCGTCTTTGGCAACCTCCGTATCGACAATCGGGCGCGGCATGTTCGCGTTGTACATGCCGTCAAATAGCTGTCTGGCGACCGTGGAGCGTGCAACCTGCAAGTCCATGACCTTTTCCGCCAGACTGTACCCGACGAGCCTGTGGGGCCTTGGATACGGCGTGAAGACCGTAAACGGCTGGTCCTCGACTTCCTCGATCGATTCCTCGCCGGTCTGCGCGTCGATCAGGATCGAGTTTTCAACCCGGAATGTCTTGATCCGTTCGGCAATGCCATCGTTGTTGCGATCGATCCGCGTGTATTCTTCGCACAACAGCACCTTTTCCAAGGCTGGTGTCGACTTGGCATCGGTCCACGGATCATTGCGCGCCGAATTGCCCGCGTTGATCAGCGGGAAGCTATAAGCGGGTAGCGAATAGACCTGATCGCGGTCGAACCCCATCTCGACCAGTTCGGAGCGCGTCTTTGGCGCGACGTGCGCGATGTAGTCGGCTTCGTCTTCGTGACGGGCGAGTGGGGAGAAGCGGAACTCTTCCCCCGGAACCGGCATGTCGAGGAACACATGGCCCGACTTGGCAATCGTCAGCGTCGCAGCGTGTGGCTCTTCGCCATATTGCGAGGGGTTGCCGTCAGGGCCGTGCAGCTGGATGTTCTCGAGGTCGCCCTCCATCCCGTCCAATTGAACGAGGTCAGTAACCTTGTGGCGTGAACGTGTGGTCTTCACCTGACAGACCGACTTGATGATACCGATCTTCTCGATCAATCCATCGGTCACGAAGTCGATCAGGATGCCGTAGCCGTCCTGTTGACGCAGAAAGTTGAACCCGATGGCTGCGGTTGCTTCCTCCGCTGCGTCTTCTTCCTCCTGGTCGGTTGCTTCGAACTCGACCACGCGGTCAGACGAGACGATCGTGCGAATGACGCTCGGCGCCATGTAATCGACGGCTTCCTGCACATCGGGGAGAACGATCTGCGAGCGTCCGTCGACCTCGTTGCCGAAACCTTGCGCGTTGTAGTAGCGCCACGCCATCTCGCGATCGATGCGCAGCCAGTCGTTGTAGCTGTCAGCGGCCTCGAACTCACGACGTAGCGCCGCAACCAGCTCCTCGTTGGTGATCGGTTGGAGCTCTACCGCATCCTCTTCCTGCGGGTCAGGTTGTGGCGTGTACGGATCGACGGGGTTTTGCACTAAACAATTCCCCTCTTGAGGCTGGACAAGTCCATTGGTGCAGCAGCTTCGAAGTCGTTTGGCTTGCCGATGGCGAATGTTCTGAAGGCGTCAGCTGGATCACTCGCCCAATCGTGAAGCGGTGTGTCCCGGTATGATTTCAGTTTTTCGTCCCAGACGCGGCGATAGGAGCGAAGGGCGTCGACACCCTTTTGCGTCTTCTCTTTGTCGAACCAGCAAACCGGCAGAACCTGACGGACTTCATTGATGTCGTTCGCCACACTACTTGTGCGAGGAACAACCCGAATGCCTTTGAGGCCCATTCCTTCGGCGGTTTGGGAAATCGATCCAGTTGCGCTCACCAGATGCTCGTTCTCAGCATCATGCGGCATCAGATGTTCGCCGTAATTGTACGGCTTGCTCTTCAATTCCTTGACGTACCAATCGATCCCGACGCTCGTGTTGACGAGGTAGTCGATGACCGCCCAGCCAGTTCCATAGCGCTGCACAAACCAGATCGCCGTCTGATCGTTGCGGCCCAAGTCCCAAGCCGTGTGGACTTGAACCTGCGGGTTATACGGAACCGAGGTGAGCCGATTGTCGGCCTCGAGCTTATCGATGATCTTCGCGTAGTAAGCGCCAGGCAGTCCCGCGCTGAATGAGGTCATGTACTCCTGTTGGAATATCGCGTCGCCATCCTCGTCGCCGCGCTCAATCTGCAATTCTGCCCGTTCGCTTGCCAGCGTGTCGGCGCTAAAGACGTTCGTTTGTGTCGCTATCAGCCGCTCGGAGAACCACTCGTTCGAAGTGCTCGCCATTTCGTACATGCGGAATGCGTGGTTGCGTCCGCGAGGCGTCGTGATGAAAACAGCCCAACCGCCATTCTCTGCCAGAATTGGCCGGATCAGCGACCATGCTTGCGGGTTACTCAGTGCCCATTCTGAAAACACGACGCCGATCGGCGGTGTGCCGACCAGCGCGTCGTAATTGTCCGATCCGATAACCTGCCATGTTGATCCCGACTTGAACCGGATCATCATGTCTTGTTCGCGGGTTGTCTCTCTCAGCGCTTGAGGAAATGCGTCGTCTATTCTTCGCCGGCCGGTGTGCGGGTTAACCGCGTCCCAGATCGCCTTGCGTGCCTGGTTCTGCTGCGGGAGCAAATGCCAGTATACCCCAACGCGTTCATGAGCCGCGCAGGCCGTGAAGTGCAGCGCTACATCGTCCTTGCCATGCCGGCGCGGCCAGATTGCGATTGCTCGCTTTCCCCCGCCGTGCATGTAACGCCAGAGCGGATTCTGGTAGTCTCTTGGCTCCCATTGATTGGGAAGCTGGATTTGCGTCACGGCTTGTTGATGATGACCTGTAAAGGACCACCGCCTTCGCCGCTAACCTGAAGCGGCAGAACCTTCCCGATCAGCGTCATGAACGCGGTGGGATTTTCTACCGCCTGCGTTACGAGGTAGTTCTCGCCGCCCGCCTTGTTGAGAGCGGCTAGGATCATATCCTTGAGCGCCGCTGTCGATTTGTTTGGTGCGCCCTTAGGCCGCCCGCGACCAGCCGCAGGGGGTTTAGTATTTGCCACTATTAAAATCCTCCCGCTTCCGGCTTTCCGCTAACGGAATGGGCCATCACTGGGGTTGAACTGGCGTTTCCAAACTTAGCGCAGAAACTACCCTGAGACGGGTGGGCCGCGCGGTTTACCCAAGTGGGAGTATGGACTTCGCACCCGCCGCCAGTGGTCGAGTGGAAAGGAGCGGCCCTTCGTGATTAGATAGCCCTTGAGAGCAGCCCGGTTTTCTCAAGGAGGAAGCACACCGCTGCGATCACGATAATCACCTGAATGACCACGACGATGGGAGCGGGGAGACCGAACACCGCTGCTAACTGGGTGATGGCCCAATAGCCGACCCCAGCGATGACAACGAACAGCAGGATCGTGAGGAGTAGCGCTAGCATGTCGGGGCTCCTGGATGGGTCCAAGCCGCAAGACAGCGCCGACCGCGTATCAGCTACGAGGCTTCCTGTGGTGCGTCGGATAATCTGCGGCTTGGGTCAACGCTTTGGGGGAAAGGGGTTTACCCGGCTGCGTTGAAACTTTTTGCGCGGTCGGTAGTTTGCGAACTACGGCGCAACTCGAATTGATGGCGCTGCTTAGCTTTTCATCCGTCGAATGTCAACGGTCCATGACGATTGGTGGCGACGGCTTTAATTCGGCAAGCTGTAGCTCTAAGGCCCAGAATCTACGAAGTTCTGCCAGTTGGTTCACGACGCTCTTTTCTAACTCGGTAATCGCGTCGTAAGCGCTTTGACGCGCCGCACGATGAATGATCCTCATAACCTCCGAGATCACCATTTCCTCATCGGGTAAGTTTAATAGATCTTCCCTCGCCATGGAGCACGCCCTTGCAGTCGCGGCTTCCGCAATCGCGCGCCGCCGACACTCCTGGCGCTCTTCGCCGTAGTTCCTCATCATCATGCCTGTTGCGGTTTCAGTCATCACCATCACCCCGTAATCCGATGCGCTGCGAACTTCAGCTCCAACAACGCCATCCGCAAGCTATTCTTCTCCGCAACGGGAACGATTGCAATGAACTTTCCCTTCCCGTCGTAACGCTCTCGTCCACCATGCTGATCGATGCACCACTGAGCCAGCGTCTTGTCCTCAACCGCAATGGCACGTGCGATCGGCGCGAGTGACCCAAGGTTGCGCTCGATCCATGCCGTTGCCAGCAAGGCCGACGTTATCGCAGCGCTCATCGGTATGTCACCGCCTCCGCCTTGGCTGTCGTCCAAACATGACTTGATCGGAGTGCGCTCGGCCAAAGCTACCTGGTCACGGTAGTGGGCAAGCGCACGGTACTCGCGTTCGTTGAGCAGGTCTTTCTGGAACAGCGTCTCGATGACGGGGATGCGGCGATAGGCCATCCCCACGCTGGTGAACTCACCGTGCTTCATAGCCTCCGCTGTCGGAGCGATGCGCGCGTCCACTGGCTTCTTCCGCTTCCTTGCGGCCCCACCCCTTGCCATGATTGTGTCTTGCTCCTTGAGGTTAGACCGCCCCGCGCGGTGCACATAAAGGTTTCGTTATGTCTTTATGTCACACGATATTGCGGAAGCGGGCGAGGTGGCCCTCAATGCGGGACACGACGTATTCGATGTCCTCAAGCGTGTTGACCACGCTATTCTGCACTGTGGCCTTGCTGCCCAGTTGTGTTTCTGGTTCCGGCACGCTTCCGAAAATCGCATTGGCGTGCTCCCGCGCTTCATCAGCGATGAGTGACAGCCTCATCAAAACGCTACCCATGCGAGCGGTGAGGGGCTGGGGAGGAGCCGGGTCCTCGTCATAGGTGGGCATCGGACCGTTGTAGGCGTATCCAGCGGCTTCGTGTTTCCCTGCGTAGGTTTTGCTCATGTCATTTTCCTCCTGATAATTGCCAGCGTAAAATATCGAATGGATCGTCCCCCAAGTCCCACGGTTTCCATCTCCACTGGGGTGCGGTGGTGTTTCGATGAGTCCTTCCGTTTGGGAACTCTAGGTCTATGGGTTGGTCGCCTGTCTTGGGCTTGTGGCCGGTGTTGTCGGGCATCACTGGCGGTTGTCCTCGCCGGCTTTGCAGATCGTGCGGTTCGGCGCTTCGCCGGTGACGTGCCAGCCGTAGCGGCCGTTCGTCATTTGGTTGAGCCGATCGCAGTGCTCTTGAAGTTGGCGAAGCCCGTTATCTGTGCCGCGAAGCTCGCCCGTGATTTGACCGCGCGCCAATGCTACCAGCTCGGATGCTTTCGGCATGAACCGGCTTTCGCGAACCCACGCTTTCGCAGCAGCTTCCAGCAAGTGCGGGGGGATGTCCGAGACGTCCTCGCACAGCAGTCGTATTGCTTCCGCGTGGGCTTGCAAGTCAGCCTGTACCGATGGCCGGTAGCGTAGGCCAAGCTCCCCGATTATCCTGCCAATTGCCGGCGAAAAACTCCGCCTCTTCTGCGGCTCTGCTCGCGTTGAGGAGGTCGAGACTGGGGTCAGGGCGTGAGCCCCGAACACTAGGTTGTTCGACCATTCGTATTCCCTTGGCGTGTCCATTGAATTGCTTTCCGAGTTTTACCCAAGTTCTCCACGAAGCTTGCCAATCCTTGCTCAGCGTGCCCTTCGCGGTGTGGTGGTCGATGAAGTGCTCGACCTGCTCCTCGCTCATCCCAGGCGGCCATGCGGCCATGGATTTCGCTGTGATCGATTTCTCTTTGACGATTGGCTGAAAGTTCGAAGGAACTGGCGTCTGCTTTTTCGTGCGCGCTACCGAAGAAGGCGTAGCCTTCTGAGGTATAATGGGTGTTCTTGGCTGTTTGGGTGACTCTGTGTCAGGGGTATCCTGACTGTCTGTCAGGGGTGACTCTGTGTCAGGGGTGACTGACTGGCATGGGTGGACGTGGTAAATGGTACCAACACCGGGCTTGATATGCCGCACGATGTGTTTAGCTTTTTCGAGTGCGATTAAAGCGCGGTGCACCGACCGCTCGCTCAGCCCCGTGTCGATCGCAATCCGAGGTATGCCCGGAGTACATTCCCCTACTTCATTGGCGCGCGTTGCCAGAACGAGAAGCACATGCTTCTCCACAGCTGTGCCATCAATAGCTAGCGCCGCGCGCTGTCTGTTGAAGCACGTAAGGCTCACCGATCGAACTTCCGAAGCCCGTGAAGTACAGTGGTATGATCGCGTCCTAGCGCCAATCCGATCTGCTTTAGGCTAAACCCTGCGTCCCGATATAGGTGCATTACCTCTTTGCGAGCGGCGACATGCTTGGACTTGCGGGAGCGACTAAGAATATCATCAACGGCAACACCATGCCGCGATGCAGCATGGCTGGCGTAAAGGTGCAGGCGTTCCGATTTAGTCATGCGGCCACCATCTCGAACAGCGATGCTGTCCCCGATCCGATCGCTGCTATATTCTTAGCTGCCTGGGTAAAGTAGGACGGCTTTAGCTCAACACCGATGCCCTTGCGGCCCATCGTAACGGCGCACCAAACCTCGCTCCCGATGCCAAGGAACGGGGTCAGGACAGTGTCGCCGGCGTTGCTCCAAAGATCGATACACCGCTCGATCACGTCGAGCTGCAGCGGCGCTATGTGCTGCTCATCCTTCTCGTCCCTGCCGCCGCGATATTGCAGTGTGCGCGATTGGTTGATGTCGGTCCAAACCGGCGATGCGTAACGTTGCCAAACCTCGATTGAGTACCAGTTCCGGCCATCGGTCGGGGTCGTGTATTTGGAGAAGTCAGGCCCATCGCCTTCGCCGTGCCATTCATCAAAGCACCCTGCGACCGGCTCGGGATTTTCCCCCGGCTTGCGGAACGTTACGACATAGTCCGCCAAGCCTTGACCGCTGATCGTGCTGTCTTTGACGATCTGTTTATGAAGTAGACGGATCGATTTGGTGCGCTGTTGTGCGACAACCGGATCTTTCCAGATGCAAACCTCGCTATGGAATATCCAACCTGCATCCTCATAAGCGCGAATTACTTCGCCACGAAAATCGCGCATTCCGATATTGCCGTGCCTGATCTTTGACATCGGTAACTGCATCACGTGGACGCTGTGCAAACGGCCCGGCATGGTGACGCGAAGCAGTTCCTGAATGAGGAACGCGTAGTGCTGCCAGAACCCAGGCCCTTCGTTGTTCGAAATGTCGCGGTCGAAATTGCTGAACTTGTACAGTCCTTCAAACGGTGGAGAGTGAATACCGTAGTGGATGCTGTCGCCGGGGATCGCCCGGATCAGCTCGCAGCTATCGCCCTGATAAATCGCGTATTGGTCGGTCACGACCTGTTCGACGGCTTTAATCGTCATGCCGCACACTCCAGAAAAGATGGAAGAATGATGGGAACCGTCGGGTTGTAGGCGGGCGTGTCGCGCGCCACGCCGGTGATAGCGGCGCGGCTAAGGTCGGCGGTGTGCATCACCATGGCGGCGGCCATGCGGTCGGCGTCAGCTTCCTTGCGGCGAATATTGGCGACCGTTGCGCCTTCTATTTCGCTGGCGATAATGTGGGCGGTGACAGCTTGCTGTTGTCCGAAACGCCAGAAGCGACGAACCGCCTGATAGAATTGCTCGAAGCTGTCGTTCAGGCCGACGAAACCAGTATCGCAACAGTGCTGCCAGTTCATCCCGAAGCCAGCGACCCCGGCCTTGGTGACCAGCACGCGAATTCGGCCCTCGCTGAAATCGAGCAGCTTGCGCTCCTTCACGTCATCGCTGTCGCTGCCCTTGGTCTCGACGGCACCGGGAATGATCCGGGTAAGCATCTCGCTTTCGGCGTTGAGGTTGCACCACCACACGAAAGGGCGACTGGCTGGCGTGACGCTGGCGGCTAGCTTGCATCTGTCGTCGACGGTGGCACGGCGCGCCGCGATGCGTTCCTGCAGCGTTTCGGCCTGCATCGGGAACAGCATGCCGGTATCGATGTTGGGCGCGTAGTCGACGCCAACGGTATGCTGGATGAAGTGGAGCGGAGGTAGATCGTACCCCGCGTCGTCGTATCCGAGGTCGGACGGCTTGCGCAACATCACCGCCCATGATGCCATCCATTTCCAGAACTCGTTTTCGGCGTGCCCCTTCAAGCGCCATTTCGCGGTATCACCGCCGTCGTGCGTGAAGAACGTGGCGAGCATGTCGGTGTACGACATGATGCCCAGGAACTCGGCGTGGTTGCCTAGCTCCATGAAGTCGTTCGGTGCCGGCGTGGCTGTTGCCGCCAGCCGAAACGGGATCGCTTGCGATGCTTCGATCAATGCCGATCTGTAATGCCCATCGGTCGATTTAAGGATGGAGCTCTCGTCTAGAATAACCCCGCCAAAGTCGGACAGGTTGAAGTGTCCAAGCTTCTGGTAGTTCGTGATGTTTATGCCGGGAGTGCACTCGCCGGATGTTGCCACCTGCTTCGCGGCGATGCCGAACTTGTTGGCCTCGCGCACCATTTGGGCAGATACAGCAAGTGGTGCCAGGTGCAGGATAGGCTTACCCGTGAACGCATTGACGCGCTCGCCCCATGCTAATTCCATCAGGCTCTTTCCAAGGCCCGTTCCGGCAAACAATGCAGCACGACCGCGGCGAAGCGCCCATGCCACAATGTCGCGTTGGAATGGGAACAAGCACTCTGGCAGTTCGCCAGGATCATCGATGCCCGTTGGTGGATCTGTAATAGCCTTCGCGGCTAGAAACGATGCATAATCGCTCATCACTTCGCCACCTTGCAAGGAAACTGGTTGAACCGAACCTGCCGCTCGAGGAGCGCCTGGCTGCCTTCGATCGCGTCGGTGACGTATTTGTTGTACGCATCGCCAAGAGTGATCGGGGCGTCGTATTTCTTGGCGTCGTAAGCGCGGGTGCGGCCTTTGCTCATCAGAAGGCCTCCGAGACAAAGCCGCCGCCAGCTTTCTTCGGCTGCTTTTTCAGCGCGTAGAATCGGAACGGGTATAGGTCGGACGCAACCTTGATCTTGACGCGCGCGTCGTCGGTCCAGAAACCCTTGACCTCGTGCGCTTGCATCTCACCATTGGCGAGCATGACGATGAAATCAGGGGTGTAGAACGTGTTGTCAGCGAGGCGGAATTTAAGCCCCTCGAACTTGTACCAAGCAACGTCACCGATCTGCTTGAGCAATGCTAGCTCGCGCTCGTATTCAGCCTCTGTGGCGTTCATGACGCCAGTTTTCAGGCGTCCCAGGGCATAGGAACGGTTCACCGTGTCATCCCCGCGACGATCTTACCGCTACGCGTGAGACGAAAATCGGTGACGCCATTGGCAAGTGGATACGCGTTGGCAAATCCGCGCTCGACCAAACGAGCGAAGCGCCCGCGAGTATCGCCATGTGCACGCACAACTCCGACATCGCGCAGGCAGCGCAGGGCTTCCAGTATTTCGGGAGTGTACTTACCCAAGTGACTGCTCCCGCTTGCGAGCCAGCCCCTTGAGGGCTGCTTGACGACGGCGGTTGTAGTCCTTGAGAGCGCTGCTTTCCCGCTCTCGATCTACCATGCGTTGTAAGGCTCGCTTGGCGATGAATTGACGGAGGTTGAAGGTCATGCGGATGCCTCCAGCCGTGCTTCGACCAAGCGCGCATAACCCTGAATATCGTGCCAATTATCGAGGTAGGCCGGATCTCCGTTGATGATGCGCGCGATCTTGTCGGCGATGGTCGTCAGCGCTTGACGCATGTCCACGTCGAGACCGTACCAACCGTTCGTACCGCGCATTATCTCTTGCAGGTTTTGCGCAATGGTGGCGTGGTCCTTAAAGCTACCATAGCGCTTGCCACGCTCTGCCAAGGTGTCGGCGACGCTCATTAGGCTCTCGCTTTCCTGTTCTCGATGTAGGTGATTTGCGCCTCTATCTCGTGAAGGGCGCGGCGGAGTTCGGGCAGGTAATTGAGCTGGGCGCGCAGTGATTCGACAGCGCCTCCACCAGCAGACCGGGCAGTTGCGATCAGGTTGATCAGATTGGCGAGGGTAGGGATTAGATCGACTTCGCCCTCTGCTTCGATTGAGACCAGACGAGCGCCCATGATGCGTGCCCAAGGGTCGAGAAAGTGAGCGCCGAACCACTCGCCTAAACGGGTGAGAAACAGCGGATTTAGGTCGTTTTTCTTGTTGATCGCGTTGTTGAGCGTACCGAGTGAAATATCGATCGCGTCGGATATTTCGCGGGGCGTCTTCTTGGTCTCGTTCTGGATATTGCGCAGAATATCGGCAACCGCATTGCGATAACGCGTTTGCTCTTCGGTCGCACTTATACGCAAGACGTTGTGGACCATCATGGCCTATGGTCCCCGCCATGGGGGCTATCAGCACCATCGTCAGAAATGACCGGCGCGCAAAGCAACCTCCCCATGATCAGGGCAGCGATGACGCTCGTCCCCATCGTGGCGAACACGCCCAGCCAGAAACTGGCCCAGTGGATATGCCCCCCGGCGTCCATTATGCGGCTGCTTGCTGGGAGGATGCGCCCAGGTATTCGAGCGTTGCGGGGGAGACTGCTTTTCCAGCCGCCTTGATCGCTTCGAGCACAACAGGACGGCGCCACGTTGGGATGTTGGCAACACCCTTGCGGCGCCAATCGCAGACGGTCTGGATCGGGATATGGGTCGCGTCGGCAATAGCCTTAGGACTATCGTCGAAAGCGGCAAATATGTCGGCTACTGGGTCCATATGCGCTTAATATCCGCAAATCGGATAAATAAGCAAGCGTCGATTTATCCGTTATTAGCTACGGCGCGCATTTCTTCGTTGGCGCACTATCCGCAAATGAGCGAATCAGGCCTTGTAGAACGAATTAAGATTGTGATGCGCGACCGCAAGGTGACGCAAGCGGAGTTAGCTAAAGTAGCCGGGATGCCCTCCCAGTCAGCCATGTCGAATGTTCTCAAGGGCATCAGGCGGTTGACGCTCAAGGAGGCAGCCGAAATCAAGACGTATTTAGGATTGGAAGAAACCCCATCTGTACAATGGGTGCCGTTGATCGGCTTGGCGTACGCAGGAAATTGGAATGAAGCTATTCAGATGAGTGGGGGCAGTATCGCAATCCCTATGGGCAAGGCCGGTAGGGAGGCGTTCGCGGTAGAAATTCGAGGCGACAGCATGGACAAGCTGCTCCCTGAGGGCGGTTGGGCCGTGGTCGATCCTGCACAGATCAATCTGTTTACGGGGCGCGTCTATCTGATCCAAAATGGGGACGATGACGTGACGATAAAACGCTACGCATCCGATCCAGCTCGCTTGGAACCGGTCTCGAATAACGATATGCACAAGCCTATCATGTTAACGGGGCTTCATTATCGGGTGATTGGGCGCGTCGTTGCGTATGGGAACGACGAAGGACTGTGAGAACCAACTGGTTGCAGATTGGCAGCGTTCAGTCGATCAGCTTGGTCGTTGACGGCGCCTTAATTTACCTCCTGCTCAAATGGTTCGACCCGCAGAACGTTCAGCACGCGCTGCTTGTTACGTTCATGTTCTGGATAGCGTCGGCCGGCATTCTTTCGTATTTTTGGGTGAAGAACGCGGCGCTCACTTTAATGATAAGGGATGACGCCGCTCCCCTACTCCTGGCGAACGAGCTAATTGGGTTTTCTCTCCCCAAGCCCGAGCGGTGGCAGAACGCGGAGCTGTATCTTCAATCCGTTATGGACGGCGACGAACCCGACGAAGTACGCCAAAAAGCGTCATATTATCTGGGGTGCTACAAGACGTGTCACGTCAATTTGAGCCTCGCTAAGTTCTTGGCATACGACGATATGTGGAGTCGCGCTTTGAATATTTTGCGTCAGAGGCGAAAATAATCCGATTATCGGATTGACATAGATATCCGAAAAGCGGATAACACCTCTCAGGGACAAACGGTCTCTGGGAGGAATGAACGGTGGCGAACAAGCCGATCAGCGATAGCCTTCTCGACCAATTGCAGGACGAGATGCGGGAAATGGCCCGCGACCTTCGCGCACAATCTGCAGCCGCCTGCGAAGATGACGATGCCAAGCTCAGCCGCGAGCTGGCTTGGATGTTCGATGACGTGGCTGGTGATCGCGGTCTGCTCGTGCGGTTCGCCTTCCTGCTCCGCAAGCATTCCGATAAGCATGGCGCGCTCGCTGAAATTACCGGCGCAACGGTGTCGGCATGACCGCGCACCAGACCATAACCGCAGACCCTGCCAGCCTGATCGCAGCCAAGCTAGCGAGCGGTGAGCTGTATACGATGAGCCGCGAGGACGTTGAGGATCGCGCTGGCGGTGGTGTTTACATTCGCCGCGATGGTGATGTCGAGGTTGCTTACTGGCGTAACCGGATAGGGCAGCCTTGGCAGGAATGCGCGATTGACGTTCCGCTTTGTGGTTCGTGCGATCAGGCCGTCGACGCCAAGGGCTTTTGCGCACGGTGTGCATCGTGATCGCGCTAGCAGCCGTGCTGGCAGCGATCGGTCCGGCTCCGCGTCGCTATCCTATCGAGCATAGCACGCGTGAAACCCGCTACGGGCCATGGCGTATCTACTACGACGCGCCTCCAATCCCAAGCCGCAACTGCGATTGGCGTTGGTATCACGACGACTTCGACGGTGCCCCTGACGGCAATGATAATCGCTACGGATCGTGCCCATCCTTCGCCGACGCGCTGAACGAGTGCGACGAGTACGAGGATGATGCAGCGGAGCAATCCGCATGACCCCTCTCGCAATCGCCATCCTCCACGCAATAGCGGGAACCTGCTTTGCACTGAGTGGAGCCCTCGCGATCGGTGCGCTTATCGCCACGATCGTTCCGAACCTTTCCAAGATTATTGCTGCGTTGAGGGGCGGGAAATGAAGGGCGCTTCGCTTCGCGACCGGGCTACTCAGGCTTCGCCCCAAGCCCCTGCGGGTCTTGGCCATTCGGTGAGTATCCCTAGCGCTGACGAGATGCAGCAGGTCTACGATCTGATCATTCATACCTGCCAGTATGGCCCGCATCACGAGGCGGGAGCGATAGCGCTTCGGACAATCAACCATCTGCTTAAGGCGGCTACGGTCCTGCAATCACACAACAATCCAACACGCCCGCGCACGTCGCGCACACGGGCACCGGGGGAAGAGCTGACTAGCATCCCTGCTTCCCCCGGAAGCAATAAGGAAGGCGTGAAATGACCCCCCAGATCAAAACATATCGTGGCGATGGTGGCTGGCACGCTGAGACGCGAATTCCTCAGTGGGGCACATTCGGCAAGTGGAGCAAGTCCAAGCGCAGAGCTGTCGAACGCCTCCGAGAGTACGTCAAGCAGTGGGAGCCAGTGGCATGATACCGAACGCACCGCCCGTTGAGGTTCACGGCCTCCACATCGACGACCTTTACGACGAGGCAAAGGGTATCCTCGACGGCGCTGGTGTCAAGACAGACGCCGATGCTGCGATGGTTGCCAAACTACTCGATATGCTGCGCCAAGCGAGCAAGTCCGCCGATGAGCAGCGCAAGATCGAAAAGCAACCGCACGATGACGCAGCCAAGGCTGTCCAGTCGGCATGGAAGCCGTTGCTCGACAAGTGCGAACTAGCATCAAGTGTATGCAAGAAGGCGCTTGCTCCGTTTCTGGCCGAGAAAGAGGCAGCACAGCGCGCGGAGGCCGAGAAGGCAAGGATTGCTGCCGAGCAAGCACAGAAGGCCGCTGCTGAGGCTCTACGCGCCGTACAGCCCGACGACTTGGACGCGCGCGAAAAGGCCGAGGCCGCAATCAAGGAAGCGAACAAGGCCAGCAAGTCCGCCGCCAAGCTGGATAAGTCCAAGGCCCATGCGATGGGCGGTAGCCGCGCTATCGGTTTGCGATCTTACTGGATTGCCGAACTGGTCGATCCTGTCGCGGCGCTCAAATATTATCGTGAGCATCAGCCCGACGCCTTGAAGGATTGGCTGGTCGATCAAGCGCAGCGCGATGCCAATGCCGGCGCTCGTAATATCCCAGGATTCAACTTGAACGAAGATCGGAGGGCGGCATGAGCTTCAACCCCACCTCGTTGACTGCACCGTTTGCGCCCTCCGCTATTAGCTGGCGCGCTCAATCGGTCAGCAACAAAAACCCCGAAGCCCCGAAGGCAATGGCGCTTGCGTATATCGACGCCCGCGACGTGATGAACCGCCTTGATGATGTGTGCGGCATTGACGGTTGGGAGGACAGTTACACTGAAACCCCGCTTGGCAGGGTTATTTGCACAATCCGCATTCGTTGCGGCGAAGGCTGGGTTTCAAAGTCGGATGGAGCTGGAAAGACGGACGTAGAGGGCGACAAGGGCGGAATTTCCGACGCATTCAAGCGTGCTGCCGTCAAGTGGGGAATAGGACGCTACCTATACGATATGCCCACCCCATGGGTCGCGTGTGAGCTTTACAATGGCAAGTGGAGCAAGTGGACGCCGGCAGGTCTGGCTGAGCTACAGCGCATCGCTAGCAAGAACTCCCCCACCGTTCCGCAAGGAATGCTCGAAACAACGCAATTGATGATCGATGCAATCAACGCGTGCGAGACGCAGATAGCGCTCAAAGGCTGGCTCCGCGATAACAAGAAAGCAGCGCTCGATAGCCCCGACCATCTCCTGATCACGGACACCTACAACGCTCGCAAGCTTGAGGTCGAAAAGATGGACACGGTGGCAGCATGAGCCGCTGGAACTACCCCACGGCGGTACGCATGATCCGAGCTGCCGCACAGCGCAAGCGCGCAATGCAACTGGCGGATCAAGGGCTACGGTCAAGCGCGATCGAGCGTCGGCTTGGTTTGTCTAGGCGCACGGTAAACCGCTATTTGCGTGAGGAACGCGAACTAGGAATCAGCGGATTCTACGAAGATGGGTCACCTTACTGATGCTGCCCCGGCGTATCCCCAAGCCAGCAAAGCGCGCGAGCCGCTGGCGTAGTCAGTCGCATTGCAACTTCATTCGATCACACGAATGCTGTGTTCCATGTTGCGCAGGTAGGCCAATCGAGGTCGCACATGTCCGTAATGGATCGGGCGCCGGGGTAGGGCAGAAGCCGGACGACTGGAACGCAGTCAGCCTTTGCCAGCATCATCACACGATGCAGCACGCGCTAGGTGAGCAGACATTCTGGTCGAACTTCCAGAAGAATCCGGCCGACTTAATCGAGGCATTCATCAAGGCCAGCCCCAAGGGCGCCGAGATCAACCTAATTCGACGGGAGCGCGCAAAATGATCGGCCAGACTGTCCGCCTAGTCGGACCAACGCAAAAGACCTTCGCCAAGCGGTTGATCGACGCCGCACCCGATGGAGCGATCCTTAACATTCGCGAGGGCACGCGCACGATAGACCAGAACTCTTTGCTCTGGGTTCTACTCTCCGAGATTGCCCGCGCGAAGCCGCAGGGCAGGGTGCTTTCGACGGACGTTTGGAAAAGTTTGTTCATGGCGGCGTGTGGGCATCAGGTCAGGTTTGAACCGAGCCTCGATGGCAACGGCGTTGTGCCGATGGGCTTTCGTTCGTCACGGCTCACCAAGGCAGAGATGAGCGATCTGATCGAGTGCATCTACGCCTACGGGGCCGAGCATAACGTTCCCTTATCAGATACCGATGAGAGAGAGGCGGCATGATGGGGGACGGAATATCCAAATTGACGCCAAAGGACCAAGGGTTGCGGCTGGCTGAGGATTCCATGAGGGTTTACCAAGGCTATAGTCCTGTCTTCAGCGTGGGGCAGCACCTTGAGTTGCTGATCCAGCGAGTTGATGCGCTAGAGGCCGCGCAAGCGATCGCAGCGCGCAGCGATGAGACGCAAAGCGGCTCAGCCGAAGGCAAGAGCGCGGACCCGCAGGGTTGCGCCCAAGGAGGCCAATCATGAACGCCCCGGCACATCTCCGTATAGCAAATCGCGACCACGAAGCCCGAGTAATGGCCCTACGCCAGAGGCTTTGCGACATTGATCCGCTAGCAATTCACAAGCTCCGTCTACGAGCAAAGTGGGTCAGGGAATATGGAGGGGTGCGGTGAGAATTCCTTGGATCGTTGCGCATACTGTCGCGGCAGTGTGGAATGGCGTGCTTCTGTTGTGCCTGGGCCTTGAGCTATTTACCACGGGGAACCTATCGATTTCAGCAGAAGCGGCGCACACAATTTCTGCATCCACAACTATCATTATGCTTTCCGGTTTCGGGTGCTCGATCGCTGTTGTCTTGCGTGCGCTACTGACGCCACCCCATACCACAAGAGAGATGCCGTGACGGCAAGACCCGCTCGCTTTCTGGAGGTTGACCTTAAACGCGCGGTGTCAGCCGTGGCGAAGTCTGGCGTCCGTGATGCTCGGGTCGAGATCAGCCTAGACGGCACGATCACGGTCGTCATGGGCGCGGCTGCTAAGTTGTCGAACCGCCGCAACACATGCGATGACTTGCTCGACTGATGGCACGCCCGCGCTTCCTTCCTAAGTACGTCACGCGGTTCACTGATCGCCATGGCAAGACACGGTATCGCTATCGGCGCGCGGGTTATGCCGGCGGATATTTTAAGGCGTCACTTGGGACTGAGGAGTTTCGCGCCGAATATGCCGAGTTCGAGGCATCGGCGATCGAAGCACGGCCCCGCACGAGCCGCTGGGAGCGCGATAGCGTGGGCGACGTAGTGTCGCGCTACCTGTCGTCACCAGCACGGCTTGGGCCTTCCAAAACGACCCAGGCAAAGGTGCGCCGCATCGTTGACAAGTTCCGTGAGGAGCACGGCAAGCGCATGATGGCCGACTTCCGGTTCGAGCACATCGACAAAATCATCGAGGCAAAGCGCGATAAGGTCCAGAAGGGCAATCGCATTGAGGGAGGAATCGAGGCCGCGCGCAAACTCCGCAAGGAACTGGTGCGGCTGTTCGACTATGCGATCAAGCTGCGCATCAGAACGGACAATCCAGTGAGGCAGGCGGAAAAGGTTCGCGTGCCCGCAGGCGAGCGGTCCAAGGGCTATCACACCTGGACAGAGGCAGAGATCGCACAATACCGGGCCAAGCATAAGCTGGGCACCAATGCGCGGCTCGCGATGGAGCTGATGCTTTGGACTGGTCAACGCCGCGGCGATGCTATCCGGTTGTGCCCCGATGACATTCTCGCGGGCAGGGTGGGTCTTGTCGTCAACAAGACGGGCAAGGAACTTATCCTCACCCTCGCGCCGCAATTGCTGACGGCGATAGAGGCGATGACGCCCGTTCCCAATGCCAAGAGCTTCCTGATCAATTCGTATGGCCGCCCGTACACAAATGCGGGGTTCGGCAACAAAATGCGCGAGTGGTGCGACGAAGCAGGCTTGCCACAATGTACCGCCCACGGGCTGCGTAAGGCGATGATGCGCCGCATGGCTGATCTGAACATGGCGAACCGCACATTAAAATCGGTGTCCGGCCACACGCGAGATGAGGAAGTCTCGCTCTATACAGAAGGGGCGAATCAAGCCCGCTTGGCAGACGAGGCGATAGCGCTCGTGAGCAAGTGGGAGTCTAACCCTAGAAGTCTAACCAACGACAACAATCGCGTAACTACTTAATATGGCTACACATTATTCAGTTGCTTGGAGGCCCGACCGGGGGTTAGACAAGTCAACTGAATCAATCAGTTGATGAGGTCTAACCATGCAATTATCGGCACGCAATGCCAACGAGTCGCAAGGCAAACGTCTAACCGTTAGCGGGGTGGGGTTGTGAGCGGGCTCCGTGCCGTACAGGCCCACCTAACCCGTCTCTGGCAAACAGAAGGATGGCCTGGGGCTATCGCTATCGTGATTATCCTAGCGATGCTTGCTTGGGCGTGCGTCGAATGAGCGACCTTTTCGCGGGCGCTCACCAGAGCAAACTAGCTCCGGCCGACAATAAATTCCATGTCGGAAACGGCGGTGACGGCAAGCACTATTGGCTGACCCCGCCCGAACTTTACGCCGAGCTTGATGCCGAATTTGCGTTCGACTTCGACCGTTGCCCGTATCCTCTGCCAGACGGGTTCGACGGCCTGACGTGCGAATGGGGCAAGTCCAACTACGTCAATATGCCGTTCGGATCGATCATGCACATGGGCAAGAAGAAAGGCCCGACTGCTTGGGTGCGCAAGGCGATCGAGGAATGGTCGAAGGGCAAGCGCGTCGTGCTCGTCTACCCGGTCGATAAATGGGTGCTGATGCTTATGAAGGCCATTCTCGGAGAGCACGCCCAAGTGCGCAATCTCGGCGACGTGAAGTGGCTCGCTACCGAGGACGGATCCATCGGCAAAGGCACCGGCCGCCATATCGCCTGCTTTATTCTTGATCCCAAGGACTCAGCATGACCTCCCCCACAGACCTAACGAAGCCGATAGAGGAGGGGCGCGTGCCGTTGGCAAAAAGCGCAAATTGCTCCTTCGAACAAGCTGGAGCGATGCCTTCGGGCTTCAATCCCTCGCGCGACGAACGACCTTGGCCACTAGGAGGCTATGCTCCGGGGTTTTACTCGTGCCGATGCCATCACTGCGGCAAAGAGTTTCAAGGAGACAAGAGGTCACTTGAGTGTTTGGAATGCGCGGCCATTTCTGCCCGTTGGTTGCTTAAGAAAGGTCGTGAATTACGTGAAGCGGCTATTGGTCTGCACGACGATCTAGTTCTTTGGTCGGAGTACGGTGGACCGCCACTGCCGCCTCAGGTGGTTCGCTCCATGGATGCTTTGATCGGCCTTGTCCGCGATAGCGATGGAAGCGGCGAAGCCGACAAGACCGGAACGGGCTTGGCCGAAGGCGACAGCGCGGGCCGTAAGGCATCGCCCATGAATAATCCCGCAGCACAAGGAGAGGGGAAGTGAGCGAGATGATCGAGCGCGTGGCGCGGGCGCTGTGCGAGAGTTTTGGCGTGAACGCTGACGATTGCTATCCCGACGGGTCTGTACGTTGGACGGTTTACGTGCAGGCCGCCTGTGCCGCCATCGCCGCCATGCGCCAAGCAACAGAAGCGATGATTGACGATGGCAGCGACGTGCTCATCGGCCAGAAAATCAGGCGCGGCACTGTTGGATTTGTCTTTCGCGCCATGATCGACACCGCACTAAAGGACGAAGGCGCATGACCAACCCCAAGCAACCCGCGCTGGCGGAATTGTTGCCCTGTCCTTTTTGTGGAGGCGATGCCGGTCAGAAACATTTTAGCGGTCCGACTGGTGAGAGATACCGCTGGATCGAATGTGAGCAATGCAACGCGATGAGCGAGTCTTGCGACGATAGTGCTCGTGCGAATGATCCGGATGAACCTGATCCGGTTGGGTTATGGAACCGCCGCACCCCCAGCAAAGAAGTAGAGACCGCCCCGAGCGAGGGGGAGGAAATGACGGCTTTTAAGTTGTTAGCCGATGAATACGAGAAGGCGGGACTGGACGTTGATGTCAGAGTCATGCGCGCCGGACTAGGCCCGTTTGCTGACAGCGAAGGCGTTGCGCTTCGTGCTGTGATGGCAGCACTTGCCCTGCCTAGACCCGCACCCCCACCGATCGCGGATCAAGCAACCGTGGCGATGAGGGGAGCCGGGTTTGATGAAACCGGAGGCTTTGCTGAGATACTTATCGGCGATGCTCGCTTTTCAAAAGAGGAAGTAATTGCTGCCCTCCTCCACCCCAAGGAAGCGGCTGAATGACCAACACACAGGACAGGACGCTCGTGACGGTCGAGCAGATCGACGTGCCGCTGTCGTTCTATGAATGGCTTGGCAGCATTGAGCGAGATACGCTTGTTCACGACCTCACCCCTCACGAGCAACGGGCCTTATGCGCCGCCCTCGCATCGGCGCCCGACACAAGCGGACGCGGCGAGGTGGAGCGGCTTGTCGGGCTACTGCGATCATCTGCGGAAGGTCTAGTAGAAGTCAAGGCTGACGCGCGCGGCATGATCACTATGCGACACTCTAGCGCTGCGCTCCTAGCACGCGATTGTGAGGCTGCGGCGTCGCTACTCGCCGCCCTAACCCACACTCCCACATCAGACCAAGGGGAGCGGCTGCGGGAAGCGGCTGAAACGACCGACGAGGTTGCGAGGCTGCGGGAGAGCGAAACTGAGCTGACCGAGATCAAGGCCTCCATGGCGTACCGACATAGCTTGATCGGGCGAACGACTAGCGAGGTTGCGAGGCTGCGAGAGGCGCTGGAAACTATCAGGAATGGTGATGAACCTAGGCCCGTTGGCGATACATTTCGATGTGACGGGAAGCCCAGCAAACACGACAAGTGCGTTCACAATGTGTGGATGTACGAATATTGTGGGGGGTGCGTGATGGAATTCGCCCGCGCCGCCCTCAAGCAGGAGCAAAAGTGATGGAGGTCGACGCGCTTCTAGTCTTCGGGCTGATTGGCCCAGTCGGGATGATGCTTGTCGCTCTCTGGTATGCTTTCCGTGTTTGCCACCAGGGTTGATCCGAACGGCTGATCATGCAAATATCAAGCTCCACAGCGAGTATCGCGACGGGTTGCCGTCCGGACTTAGGGGGCTCGGCCGAAAGGTCGGGCCCTTCTCCGTAATTCGGCCACCGCCAACGCTTCTCAAGACCCTGATTGACGGGCGATGCCTTCGGCCCGTGCTGCCACCCTTCGGGCTCGTGCCAGCATGGCAGCGCTATCGCATTGATCCAATTCGATACGTAACGGCCAATCGCCTGACTCGACTCTTTTAATCATCTCGGTCAGCTTTTCCCCAACAAGGGGAGATTGCTATGCGAGTCGTTCTAGCGTTTACGCTGGCTGTTGGCGCGTGCCTGTTTAATGTGCCTGCCTATGCGACTGTGACAATGAACGTGGAGCAAGTAGGGGACGATGTGGTCGCCAGCACCACAGGCACCCTCGATCAAGCGGGGCTGACATGGCATTATGCCGACCATGCCGGAGGAGGCGCCCAGGGCAGCGGTCCCGGCTACATCGGTACAGGCCTTGAAAGTGAATCTAGGGTCTACTCCGGATTCACTGGACCATCGTCATTCGGCGCAGGGTCCAATTTCGTTAGCGCCTCATTCAATGACTGGTTTGGTTTTGCGGTCAGCACCGGCGAGTATGGTATCTCTGTTTTTACATCACATGAGGGCGAAGTATTCGGGTCTTCTACCTTTCTAAACCAGACCTTTGCCACACTTGGCCTGACGCCCGGAACCTACGTGTTCACGTCGTCGGCTGACCACATATTCGTCAACATTGGGGCGCCTGTACCCGAACCAGCAACCTGGGAGCTTATGCTCCTAGGCTTTGGCTTACTCGGCTACACGATGCGGCGAAAACCAAAGGCCAGCCTCAGTGCATTGACATAGCACCAACTGCCGCGCTTGATGGAAGCGCTTTGCCGAACTGCAACTTGCTTACCGCTGCGCCCAAAGTTGTTTCGTTGGAGATGGGGTTCCTCGACCACGTAGTGTCAGGCGATGTCCCGGTCTTCAACGCGGTGTTGTCGGCAATGATGCTTGTAGCGCAAGTCCTGCCCTGCGCGAGCGTGCCCGTGCCCCCCGTCCGCGTCACGTTGTTTATCGTAACGCCCATGCATTCGCGTTCGGCAAGCTGGAAAATGTTATCGTCCCATCCCATCATCCAGTCGAAGTGCATAGTCGTGCCGGGTTGTTTCCAGTTTTTTGGGTTCGGGTCCATCCGGTCGCTGCTCAGATACATCTTGCGGCGCATGGCGTGCGTAAAGGCAGGATAGAAGTGAATCGACGTAAGTCCGGGGGTATGCCACCAACCACGAGGGCAATACTCCACGCCACTAAAAGCGACCGAACGACGCCAATGGTTGCGGCCGTTATCGCTTCTCAGGTTATACCCATCCCAGCAAGTCGGTGCACTCACATAGGACCATATCCGGTAGTTAGAGCCTTCGCACTGACCGGCGCCCCAAGGATTGTCTCCGGTAGGTGTTAACCAGGATCGCGTGAAACTACCGCCGCCGGTAAGTGCTACATCACCTGCGCCGCCGAAGCCGTCAGTCGCAATGCGTACGCATTTATAGCCGAGAAACCCATCATTATTCTGCTCAACACCGACCCCCAGATTCTGAGTCCACACTTGTCCAGTGGCGGGAGGTTGAGCCGTTAGTTCGGCTTGTCTCGCGCTGTTCGTATAGTCGGAAACATTTACCCCGCCGATAACTGTAAGGCCACGAAGCAACCGGACTAGCAGCGGGGATATACGGGGATCGACGCTATAGTAAACGTCAACGCCATCGGGGACGATTGGCAATTTAACCCCCGGGCGTATTTCGTAGATCAACGACGGGATCCAATAGCCAGAACTGGCCAGAGGACCGCCTGCGCACGTGCTTTTCGGGTTATTGCGGAGCGTCTGATACGTGCTGTTCTGGTCAACGCTCTCATTGCCGAAGAACGTATGGTGATGCAGCATCGACGCAGTAAGCTGGCCTGGGAACAGGAGTGGGTCGACCTTGCCGAAGTGCGAGAAGCCGCAAATCAGGCGCAGCTTATCCTCACCATTGTGAGGACGACACCCCGTGTCATACGCGGTCGTATGGTACACGTCAGTCTCAACGCAAGTTCCCGCGCCGCTTACCGTTTGCCACTGGCTTGGCGTGTAGTTGGTGCTCTCATTGATTGCCGTGAATTCGTAAGCGCTAGCTGGAGGGCAACCCCCCTGAGTAGCGTTGTAATACTCTCCGCTCGCGCACGTACTGGCGCCGCCCGTACCCACGATGCCGCTGGTATCCCAAATTACGGGTTGCTGGCCGACCGTCCATTGCGCAGCCGCTGGCGTGGCCGCGAGCAATCCCAGCATCAGGAGGAGTAGCTTTTTCATGAGTGGTTAAACCCTATAGCGATCATGTTGGAATAGCCGGCACTTTGGGTAGCAATCGGGCGGCTGGCGATAGTAACCTTCGCGGCAGAACTTGCGTTCGAGCCGGAGGTATTATTGAACAGTATGTCAGATATTTTGGTGGCGCCGGTCCATGTGAAGCTGGCGGCGTACAGGCCGAATGCGAAGGCATAGCCGATGCCGTCTGAGGGGAAGCTGAGGTTGGTCGCTGGTTGCGCAGGCGACGTCGACTCGTTGACGATCTTGGTATCGGATACCGTGCCTAGGTTGGCACCTGAGAACACGGTAAGCGCGACCTTGCCGATGGCGGCGGCGAACGTGATGGCAAGCGTTCCAGACCCGGCCGAGACGTTCGACGGCAGAAGCCAGACGGAGGCAGGGCTGCTGTTCGGCGCTGTTCCTTGGTTGCCCAGCTTCGTCATTGCCACGCCATTCCAGGTGGCGGACGTCGCGGCCTGTTCCGCGTTGACTGCGAATCCAGGTCGGCCGGCCGTTACAGTAAAGGTCTTGGTGAGCGTGGTCGGGTAGCCTTCCGCTGCAAGATCGTCTGAGTTGAATGTGCCGGCCTGCGTTATCGTCGCCGCGTTGACCATCGTGTCCGTGATCGCGGTGCTCCAGACAATCGCGTCCGTCCCACGGTGTACGCCCTCTTGCACGTCGACCACCGTTCCCGGCGCGAAGGTATGTGCGGCATAGAGAGGCCAAGGGATCGCGAGTGTGCCGTCAATGTTGTCGAGCCAGTCCGCCGTCGAAAATAGATGCTCGGTCTCATTCGTCCACGCTCCGCCGTTCTCGCGCCAGCGCATCGCGATATAATCGCTGTCCAGCGCCATGCCCGCATAGACGGTCGTCCACGTCATCGGATTGACGCCGGTCGTGCTTGTCTTGGTGAGGACTGGAGCGAGGGCAGTGCCGCCTGCAACGCCGCCCAGGAACTGGTCAATCGCCGGGAACGTGAGCTGCGTTAACAGAGAATGATAAGGCCCAAGCGGGTGCTGGCCGTCCGCGTTGAAATACGTTGTATCGTTGGCCGTCGAGTCCGCGTCGAGGAAGGTGCCCGCAATATCCACGAAGGCGTCTGGTCCGACACCGCCCACCGAGGCCAACAGTGCGGGGTTGGTATAGGTGCGGCGCATCGGGTTGAACGTCGCATATGTCGAAATAGCGGTGCCGTAGGGATAGACCGGGAGAACCACGATTTTGACGCTGGGCAGCGCCGCCCGCAAAGCCGCGATATACCCGTAATAGCTCGCTAGCCACGCATCGACTTGCCCCGAACTGTTATCGTTGGGCATATCGTTGGTGCCGGCGTGCACGACTGCGATAGTCGGGTTTTGCGCAATCATCGCGTTCAACCGGCCCCACAGGCTATTGGCTGTGCCCGCCGCCCGTTGAGAAGAATTTCCGAGGCCAGCGCTACCGACCGCCTGATCTATAATCGTAATGCCGGGGTAGGAGTGCGCCGCGCGGAACAGGCCCACGTGGTTAGTCGAGTTTTCCACATCGGTGCTGTCCCCGTCGAAAACGACAATGGGGTTGAGCGGGGTAAGGTAGGGCGCGGCAGGCACACTAACACCCAAGCGCTGAAGCACCGCGAGGCTTGTCACTCCAACACTTAGGTCGATCCGCATCGATAATTCCTCAAGCTTCTTTTCTGCTGCTGCCAGTCGTGTTTCCACGGTGGTCAGCCTGTCGGTAATATTCACGCATCAAACTTCCCGAGAGTGCGGCCCGCCGAACTACCAGCGGGCCTTGGTTACTCAGCCAACGGGCGCGTTAGGATCGGTCGGCGTGCCAACGTTGGTTTCGAGCGTGGCAACGCGCGTTTCGAGGCCAGCGACAGCATCGACAGCCTGCTTGGCTTGGTCGGCAGCGGCGGTGTTCGTGGTGCCCGCTGCGGTGAGTGCAGCGACTTCCGCTTTGAGGGCGGCAAAATCAGCATACAGAGACATCATCATACTCCATTCTAGGTGGTGTATCCGGCCCAACAGAGCGTTGAACGCGAATTTCAGGCGGTGCAGGAAAGGTGGTTTGGTCATTGCGCGGCTTTCGTGCAGAGGTTGATCGCGGCTTCTGCCTGATCTGCAAAACCACCTGGCGCGGTGTATTCGTAGAGGCGCTCGGCCAGTGCTGCGGCCAGCGAGACGGGATCGGTCGGCAGTGGACGCTCCAGCTTTGCAGGGCGCGTC